TTTGTGATTTTGGTATGTTCGCCTTTGCCATAGTTCAAGCAACCAATTTCCGTTTCGTTAATTAGCACAACATATTCAAATTTGGATTTATACAAATAATTCCTTTCAGGAAACAAAAACTTAACAGTTAGGGAAACACCTTCATCTGCTTCTTCTATTGCCACTTCACATAAACAGTCATCGATAAATTTCTTTGAATAAGGCAACCCGCTTTTATTTACCATAATTTCTTCTATTACTGAATTATTTTTATTCATTTTCAGTAAATAAGTTTGGTTAGGCAACGCAAAAACATCCAGATGGAAATAAGCGATGTTTTTTGCTTTATTGGTTGGATTGGCTTTCAACATATTTTTCGTATAGCTCCTTCGTTTGTTCACCTAGCGTTGGCAGTGAATAGAGCACGTCTATTGCTTTGTCACTATCAAATATAATTTCTTTGTCTATTTTAAAACTATCCAGAATTTCATCTTCGACTTTCTGTATTTTATCCCTTAATTTTTCCGATTTTATTACTTTCTGGATAACTAGGCAAACTTTAATAAAACTAGGCAATATTGCAAAAACCGCCTCCCAGTCATTTTGCAATCCTTTCGTTTTAATTCTTTCACCTTCTGCAGGCAATACAGAAGCCATCGACCAAAGTAATTCTATATTATGTTCCTTTATTGTGCTTGCGTTCATTGTAAAAAGGTGATAATAAGAGTCTTCTTCTATTTTGTCATCCAAATGCGAATCAACATCTGGGATAGGGCTTCCGTTTTTAAAGAGCTCTACCAGAAATTCATAATTCCCCAATACGTTGTTTATAAGTTTCCGTAACGTTTCCACGTTTTCACATTTTACTTCTTTGTTATTGACGTAATATTTAGCCAACTGCTTCCCCCTGTAACATCCAGCACACCTGCGCTGCTTTTTTCTTTACAATAATAATACATCTTATCTTGATTATCTAAAATCACAGCCTCGTAATTATAATTACAAAAAGTAGGCATTAACGTTGATGCGCTTTTCATGCAGGCATCGATTAAATCTATCAATTCTTCATGTTCATAAGAACGACAAAAACCTTACCTAGGTCGGTGGCCATGTCGTGCTTAATCTGTGCCATAGTGGTATCAAACTCAAGTTGCCAAGGCTTGGCAGTATCAATCGGCGCAACCGGGGCAGTGTTATTCATGTGCGTTGAATAATTCCTGCCATAAAAAGGAAGGTCTACGTCAAAGGGATTAAAGATACTCTTGAACTGAGAAGGGACTGGCCTTACGTTAACATACATGCAGTCCTCGTTTGTACCCAACTTAGTGCCCTCCCAAACTTCGTCGATCCAAACATCTCTTACTTCATAGTCAGCAGCTGTTGGCTCGTAGTGCTCACTTAGCCAATAATCTTTCTTCTTCCCGCCTTCTATTCTTGTTACCCTCTTTAGCTTTGTTTTATCTCTCCAAGCAAAGTTTACTTCCCGTACACCGTAACCAGAGTATGATCTTCCGTAATTCATTCCGTACTTACGGATTACGTCATCATAAACCCGAGTCATTTTTCTTTGGCCATCCTTGGTTCTTATATCAATATTTCCGTGCTTCTTCTGATATTCATCTCCATATACAGACAACTCAAACATGGTTCTTTTTACGACACCATCTTTCTTGTACCAATCTGTTTTATGGAATCCACCTAATGGCTCTACATAATTCTCTAATTTGGCCAAGTCATCATCAGTTAAAAACTCGGCGTATTTTTGTGTTGCCCTTTCGAAAGACAACCAACGCTCGTATTTCCCCCAATCCATCTTGTGGAACCACTCCTCCTCATCCGGACCAGACCAAGTAAAGTATTTTGGTATAAGTAGTTCTAGTGTAGGCTCCCCGTGACTGTCACCTACATAGTAAACCTCCCTGCCCGTTATAATAGCGTGTTTAAATCCTTCATCTTGGAGATACTTTATGTTGAGTGTTGATACAAGGTAGTCTAGTAGTTGCTGGGCTTGCTTTTCTGTTGGGGTCTGGAAATCATTTTCCATGAAGTCCAGTATTTCTTCTGGTGTTTGCTCTATTACCCTCCTTTGTATGTCAGCTTGTATTTGCTGTATTTGCTCGGGAGTTAGCATTCTAGGGTCTTGTACTTTTAGTTGCTGAAGGTATGACCTCTCTATATTCTCCCTAAGTGGATTGATCGCCCTTGCTTGCAAAAATTGTCTGATCACTTCATTCCACTTCTTACGCTTCATGTTTTGTGCAACCTGGCCAATATGTTTTGCAATCGGTGAGAATGGCCTGTTTATCATTTCACCCCACATAGCTTGTGCAACCTGAGACGTAATTGGGTAATGGTTTATTGTCTCTAGTCCCAAGGAGAGTTGTTCCCCGCCAATATTGAAACAGAGGGGGTTGTCATACATTCGGGTATCTAGTCTACCATTAAATAGGTCGTAGTTGACATTAAATTTCTCTATCTCTTCTGAGTTCCTGTAATGTCCATACCACAGATCCATTCGATCCATCCTCTCCTTCTGTAGAGCAAAGTCATCCTTAGATTTCTCCTCCCAAGAAGTGTATCTTGGTAGGTCTGTTCCTATTTCAAATGGTGGCTTCTTCATGTTCAATATTGTAAGAACTTACTCCTGGCGCGTATTGTGTGCCCGGTATACTCGGGAGCAGTTTCGTATTTTTTAAAGTTGTCTTCTGGATCATCTTCATCTAAATTGACAAGCTCAGATCCATCTAATCTACCTATTAGCAACATAAGACCCAACATACTAGAGATGTGGTCAAAGTTGTCTGTTAGGTTGTAGTTTATTATTTCATCTAGTATTCTTGGACTAAATATTCTATCTATGTTGTAAACTATAGGAACACCTGTTATTGGATCCCTATCTTTTACCTCTTGCAGCCAAGAAGCTAGTCTCTTGATCGCCCACTGCTTCTTCCTGGTGTCCATACTAAACCCAACTCTGTACCTATTCCTTTTACCATTTGGGTTTATCTCTTTCTCTAAGAATGCAGCATCTCCCTCCAGACGGTCCCCATGATTATTGGTTGTACACCAATGCACAAACCCTGGTACGTTTATTTCGGGGAAAATAGTGGCATTAAAATACTTTGCTATTTTTATTACTAGCTCGTAATTGTCCTCTATCCTATCTATCCTGCCTATCCACTCAGCCACAATAGCATCTTCAAGGGTCTTTTCCCTTCCGACGAAGAAGTGTTTGTATACTATGACAGAGTGTAGTGATTCACCGTCCCCAGAAAATCTGGCGGGGTCATATATTACATAATACAACCCTTTCGGGATATAGTCTGGTGGCTCTTCGTACATAACAAATGCCCCCTTCTTATCTACTTTATCTTCAGAGTAAGCCCAATCTAAAATAGGCTTTTTTTGCCCCGTAATATCCTTATTGAATCTTACTCCATACCTTTCGTTGGAATCATAGTGCAATGTTCCGATCATTGCTTTATTGGAGTATATATCGTAATCCAATAGGTCTTGCCTCTGCTGGGCGGCTAAAGACTTTGGCAATAAACTATTACCAGATGCCCTCAACAATTCATCCGGCTCCAGTGGGTTAAACATAACCTCTTTGTCGTAGGAGTTTATGTCCATCTTCTGGAGCTGGTTGTTTCTTTCCCGGAGACAGGCTTGGTAGCTTAATTCCAGCTTGGTATTTCCATTCTCGTCCTTATAGAGCTCATCCTGATAAGTTACTGGGATAAATAGCCCTATCCTTTTGTTCGACCCCTTCTTCCAATAGTTTGGAATAGATGCCATGTCAAATGCCTCCGGTTCATCAAATATCCTCTTGGGTTGACGGATGCTTTTCATGTCCCCAGATGTACCTAGGTATAAACAAGATCCAACCCGCTTACTTTTACCAACCCTAACAGAGTCTTTGTTTGCAGCGTGGACTTCAAGCGCGTTTTCAAGGAACCCAAACTCTTCTACATATATCCTACGGAATCGGTCACCTGCACCAATCGTGTGCTTATCTGCAGTAAGTGCGACAAACTGCATAGAATTACCAACTATGTCAACAGTTCCTCCAGAATCCTTTACAATATGCTCTAACTCTTGGCCAACTGACCAACCACCCTGAAGCCTCTTATATACGGCTCCCATGATCGGCTTTCTTGCTTTACCATCTGGCCCCGGCTTAAATCTATAAGACCCTGGCATATTGTAGTAGAAATCCTGAACATTTTTTAGTGTTCGGTTAAGTGGACGAGAGTCTGCAGCACCCGCACCAAACAGGAGTCTTTTCTTCCTCTCTCTGAGTTCTTCTACAGTACGAGCCCCAGAGAATAAAAACTCGTGCAGAAAATCACCAACAAAGGCTGTGTAGCTCTTACCAACCGATCGTGCTGATATAATACAGCCGTTCTTTCTTTGGTTTTCATATAGCGGCATTCCAAGCGGTTCGCTACATGGATTGTCTACTAAATAGTGCCTAGTTAAGTACTCCCACGGATCAATGAACTTCTTTAGTTTACCATCCTTACGGTAGCAAGATTCTGGAACTTGGGCCAACTGTACCTCATCCAGCTCTTTCTTCTTTTCTATTTTATCTACTAAGAAGTGGCAGGTGTATTCTTCATCTCCCTCGAATCCGCTAAATCCATCCATTAGCATATAGTAGGAGAAGAATATCCACTCGTTGTCCCTGAGCCTGGGCTGAATCTTATTACGATCTTCATCGACGATGATGGAGTAGTTTATGTAGAAGTAGAGCTTCGGCATCATATAGACCCATTGCCCTTCATCATTTATCCACCTTCCCTCTACATAATACTTTATCTGCTCATCCCAGTACCGCGCATACTCAGGACTTTCTGGATGCAGGTTTTTTGGATGATTGCGATGATAGAAGTTTTCCCTGTTCCGTATCTGATATGGAAAGAGGGACACTACCTCAAAATCATCTAGTTGAGGGCCTTTGTCTTATCCTTTACGTTATCCTCACTCCAGGGCCAATTGTTCAAGAATTCATTGAGCTCTGTTATTTCCCTTTGGTAACGTGACAACTCTGCCTGGGCCTTTGTGGGTACAACTTTTATGTACTCATCTACCACGTACTGGTACTTGTTCCAATCAAAGCTGCTGTCCTCTAGTACCGTGTAATTTACGTCCTCTACTATTTCATCAAAAGACTTCCCGCTTTCCGTTAACGGGCTCCTCACATCATATATGTAATAAATAGCCCGAAGCAGTCTGTCAGATAGGTCTGCACCTAGATCCCTCTTTAAGTCAGAAAAGAATTTAGTTGCAAGTAAGTGCGGGTTATCCTCCCATATATTTCCATTCGGATCTACTACTACCTTCATAAATTAATATCTCCTAACTAGTTTCCTAAGTATCTGCATATCAGAT